GTGAAATTAAGCATACTAAAAGAGGTATGGCTTATGAAGATCTTCGAAAGTGGTTTGGGAGTGGTAAAGAGGGTGGTGTAGGTGGTGGAGGATGGGATAGATATAATACAGAAGGTGAGAGAGTTGGTAAATGTGCTCGTGAACCAGGTGAACCAAAACCAAAGTGTTTATCAAAAGAAAAAGCAGCAAAAATGTCTAAAGATGAAATTTCTGCTGCAGTAAAGAGAAAAAGAGAAAAAGATCCAGTAGCAGATCGCACAGGAAAAGGAGAAAAACCAAAAATGGTTTCTAATAAAATCGAAGAGCAATCTAGTGAAGAAAGATATTGTCCTATGTGTAGGAAAAGAGAAAGGAGAATGGATTGCTCTTATGGACCTGCTATGTGGGACGCTGTAACTATTGGTGGAGTTTCAGAATCTAAAAAATCTGAACCTGATCATGAGCATTCAATGGCAAGATCAGAACTTTCTACTATCGAGAGAGCAGTAAAGCGTCTTAAATCAAAAATGAAAGGTGAAGGTAATATTGAAGCATGGGTACAATCAAAAATTACAAAAGCAGCAGATTATATTGATTCGGCAGCAGATTACTTAGATAGTGGTGAGCACGATGTTCAAGGATCAATGGATGAAGCAAAAGGTCCTTGCTGGAATGGATATAAGCAAGAAGGACTGAAGAAGAAAGGTAATAAAATGGTTCCTAATTGTGTACCAGAAGAATTAGATTTAGAAGAGGAAAATAAACCAACCAATCCATCTCTCTGGTCAAAGTGGAAAGCAAAGGCAAAAGCAAAGTTTGATGTCTATCCTTCGGCATATGCAAATGGTTGGGCTGCAAAAGGTTATAAATCTGAAGGTGGTGGTTGGAAGTCAGTAAAAGAAGAAACTATTGAAGATGCAAATGGAAATTCATTTGCAGAAGTTATTGATATTATCAAAGCAGAACCATTAGTTTCTGAAGAAAGTGGTAAGGTTTGTGATGTATGTGGAAAGTCTCCTTGCGAGTGCTCTCCAAAAAGACCAATGGGAGGGAGTTCGGCAAAACCTGGTCCGGATAAAAACTATGTAAAACCAATGGCAGAATCTGTAAGGATTCCTGCAAAAACTGGAAATATTATTCTCGTTACTCTGAATTGGAGAGGGAAGTATTTTATGATGAAGATGTTCTTTCCTCAAACATCAAAACCAAACAGACAAGAAGTTCAATCTCAAATTGAAAAGGTTTATCCAGGATCAAGAATACAATCATATTATGTTTCCGATATAAAACCAGGAGAGCAGTTTCTTCAAGTAGAAGACTGGCAAAAAGTAAATCGTCAAGATAAGACTGATGGATTAAGTCAAAAAGCAGTTAATGCATATCGTAGAGAGAATCCAGGTTCAAAACTACAAACTGCAGTAACTGAAAAGAATCCTGAAGGAAAAAGATCAGATCGTCGCAAGTCCTTTTGCCGTCGTATGACCGGAATGAAAAAAAGATTGACTTCTGCAGAAACTGCAAGAGATCCAGATTCAAGAATCAACAAAGCACTTCGTCGTTGGAACTGTAACTAAAATGAAATCCTTCAAACAATTTCTATCAGAATCAGTAAATATCTCTGGAGATTTCAACGGAAATCTTTATATTAATAATTCTGAACCAGAAGTCAGTAAAGAATCTTTTGTTGCTGATGTGGTTTGGGAAGGAAAAATTTATAGAATGGAAGTTGAAGGTAGAATGATGAGCAAAAATGAACTTGCGGAGCATCTCCAAAGAGAATATCCCGGAGCAATTGTTCATAACATTTATCCAGCATCTCAACAAGCATCAAGAATTAAAAACGTACAAAGATATCAACCAGAAAGATTAAGTTGGGGTGAGTAGTCATGTCATTTAAGAATTATATTTGGGATGAACAGTTTGATTTGAATGTTTCTAGAAATAAGGTTCGTGGAGCAGTTCAATATCACAAGTTTGGAGCAACGCCATCACAATCAATTAACACTACAGCATCAGTTTGGGACAAACCAAATACTCTTTATCCATGGAGCGCATTTAATACTGCTGGAGTATTGGTAGCAGGGATCGCAAATGCTTCAGATAACGGAAAAATTGTAAGAATAGAAGGACTTGATAATGATTGGAATCTCATTCAAGAAGATTTTACACTATCAAGTTCAGGAACTGTAACGGGAACAGTTGCATTCAAAAGAGTTTTTCGTGGATATTTAATTAGTGGAGATACTAATGTTGGACAAATAAGTTTTACTAAAGGTGGAACAGAAGTTTTAAGAATAACTGCAGGTACTGGACAAACGCTAATGGCAATTTATTCAGTTCCTGCTGGATATACTGGATATCTTTATCATGGAGTAGCAAGTGCTCAAACTGGAGCAGATGCTACAGGATTCATGTATGTTAGATTCAATTCAATAGGAACTACTTTCCGTGTTGGACATACTTTTGAAGTGAGTGGAAGTCAAATGTATAATTATAAATTTGCTTTTCCGCAACCAATACCAGAAAAATCAGACATTGATGTAAGACTTACCACCAGATCAAATAATGGTAGATTTACTGCAGCATTTGACATTCTTTTAGTGGATGAAGAATTATGAATGACGTATACTTAGGCAATCCGTTACTGAAGAAGGCTAACACCCCAATTGAGTTCACACAAGAACAAATTGAGGAGTTTATCAAATGTAAGGATGATCCTGTTTATTTTGCAAAGAACTATGTAAAGATTGTAACTCTTGATCATGGATTACAACCTTTCAAGATGTATCCATTTCAGGAGAAACTTGTTAATCGTTTCCATGAACACAGATTTAATATCTGTAAGATGCCTCGTCAGACGGGTAAGGCTTTATCATTAGATACTCCAATTCCGACACCAAATGGTTGGACAACTATGGGTGATCTTAAAGTTGGAGATAATATTTTATCACCAACTGGAAATTCGGTTTCGGTTGTGATGAAAACTGAAACTATGTATGATCATGATTGTTATAAAATAACTTTTGATAATGGTGAAGAAATAATTGCAGATGCTGATCATTTATGGGAGGTTAATAGTTCATATTGGAGGATGGGAAAGAAAGTTATAACTTCCAAAGATATATACGATCAATATCAATCAAAAACAAAAAATAAAAGAGGAAAAGGAGTTCAGGGATCTTTATTTGTAGACAAATCAAAACCAATCAACTTTGTCAAAAATACATTAGGTATTGATTCATATCTTCTTGGTGTTTGGTTGGGCGATGGATATTCTTCTGATGGAAGAATAATTGCACATAAAGATGATTATAATTTTTATAAAGGTAAATTTGATGTGGAGCATGAAAGAGAATGTGATAATTGTATTAGGTTTAAAATTAGAAATTTATATTCTAAATTAAAAAACTACAATTTAATTAAAAATAAGCATATTCCATTAAAGTATCTTCGTTCTTCTTATGAAGATAGATTAAATCTTCTTCGTGGGTTAATGGATACTGATGGATCTGTTAGAAAAAATAGTAGATCATTTGAATTCTATCAAAAAAATTATGATCTAATCTTGCAGGTTGTTGAGTTGCTTTCTTCTCTTGGTATAAAATCAAATGTAAGAAGAAAAGAAATTAAAGGAAATTATTACTATACAGTATCTTTTTCAACCAAAGAGAGAGTATTTAATCTTCCAAGAAAAATTGCAAATATTAATTTAGCAAAGTACGAAAGAAAACAAGAAGGTAGACATTATATTCATAAAATAGAAAAAGTTGACAGTGTACCTGTTGCTTGTATACAGGTTGATAGTGAAGATCACTTGTTTTTGTGTGGTAGAACTTTTATTCCTACACACAATTCAACTACTGTAGTTTCTTTTCTTCTCCACTTTGCAGTATTCAATGATAATGTAAATATTGGTATCCTGGCAAACAAAGCAGCGACCGCTAGGGAGCTCCTAGACAGGTTACAGACAGCATATGAAAATCTACCAAAGTGGATGCAACAGGGTATTATCTCTTGGAACAAGGGTTCTCTTGAACTTGAGAATGGAAGTAAAATCTTGGCTGCTTCTACTTCTGCTTCTGCGGTTCGTGGTATGTCATTCAATATATTATTCTTGGACGAATTTGCGTTCGTTCCAAATCACATCGCAGATTCATTCTTTGCATCAGTCTATCCAACAATTACTTCAGGTAAAAACACAAAAGTAATTATTGTATCTACGCCTCATGGTATGAATCACTTCTACCGCATGTGGCACGATGCGGAGAAGGGGAAAAATGAATATGTATTCACAGATGTTCATTGGAGCGAGGTTCCAGGTAGAGATGAAGAGTGGAAGAAACAAACAATTGCAAACACTTCAGAACAACAGTTTAAAGTTGAATTTGAGTGTTTAAGTGGAGAAACTAATTTGGAAATAATGTTTGATGATGATAAATTGGAAACAATTACTATGGAAAAATTATATGAAAGAATGTGAGTTCTTAGGATTATA